TTTGCCGCGCAGTACTGGAAGAACGTCACTGCTGGCGCCGTTGCCGTGGGTTCGGCTACGAACCTGCTCGGCGGGGCGGCGGGCTCAGTGCCGTACCAGTCGGCTGCGGACACCACCACGTTCCTGGCGCTGGGCACCAACGGCTACGTGCTCACGGCCGGCGCTTCGGCGCCTCAGTATGTTGCCCAGTCCAGCCTGGCCGTCGGCACCGCCACCAACCTGGCCGGCGGCGCAGCGTCGCAGATCCCGTACCAGACCGGTGCTGGCGCGACAACGTTCCTGGCCAACGGCACGGCCGGGCAGGTTCTGAAATCAAACGGAGCGAGCGCCCCCTCCTGGGGTGGCATTTCCGGAGGGACATTCTGATGCTTGAAGAATTCATCAAACGGCAGTTCGCCATCCGCGACGCCGCTCACCGCGCGCACTGGACGACCGATTCAGGCTATCAGCACGAAACGCTGGGCGGTTTTTACAAAGGCGTGATCGACAAGGCCGACATGCTGGTCGAGGCCTCGATCGCTGCCTTTGGCGAAAAGCCCGAATCGCCTGACAACGCCATCGAGCAGATCAGGGAAAACATGATCTGGCTGATCGAGAATCGCAAGAAGCTGGCGCGAGAAGTCCCTGCCATCGAAAATATCGTCGACGAGGTGTGCAAGTTCTACCTCGATGAACTGTTCAAACTTGAAAACCTGAGGTAAAAAATGTCCCAAGCAGGCTACACCCCCATCCAGCTGTACTACAGCACCACGGCCTCGGCCGCCCCTGCCGCAGGCAACCTGGCCAACGGTGAGCTGGCGATCAACATCACCGACGGGAAGCTCTACTACAAAGACAACGGCGGCGTTGTGAAAGTGCTCGCAGGCACTGGCGGCACAGGCGTCGTCGCTGGCTCAAACACACAGATTCAGTTCAACAACAACGGCGTTTTTGGCGCGGCTGCGGGATTGACTTGGGACGGCACCACCCTTACGGCTGCCAACATCACCAGCAGCGGCACATGGACAATCTCTGGAGGCACAGCCAACGGCGTGGCCTACCTCAACGGCTCCAAAGTGCTTACCACTGGGTCTGCGCTGACGTTTGATGGGACGAATTTGGGTTTGGGAACTGCAACTCCCGGCACGAGAGTTGACATTGTTTCCACGAATAACACATCGCTGTCTCCGGTGCTTCGGGTCAACAGCAACAACGTGGCTGTAAATACAAGCCTTGCGTATGACGGTCTTATCGGCTCAGGTCAACTGACGGTTCAGGCTGGAACTTCTGCCGCTCTCATCTTTGGCGCTAACGCTGCCGAACAAATGCGCCTGACCAGCACAGGGCTGGGGATTGGGACGAGTTCAATCACAAGCGGTTTCCGATTGGATGTCCAAGCAGCGCGGGCGTTAACGCTGCTCAAGTCCACCACTGGAACGAATGACGTATTCCAGCGTCTATCCAATACAGGTGGAAATCTGACGCTTGGGATTGATGATAGTGCAGGCTCAAATCAAACAGGCACTGCGTATGCAGCGTATCTGTGGAACACAGCAAATTCACCGCTTATTTTCGCCACTAATAATGCCGAACGCGCCCGCATCGACAGCAGCGGTAACTTGCTGTTGGGAGTTACGAATACAAACATTCCAAATCCGGGCTTTTACGTTTCCCCCTCTGGTTTTTCAAAGATTGGCAACAACGCTCAAGCATCGGGATGGACTTTTTTTGAATTTGGAAGGTCCGGCGCAACAGTCGGCTCCATCACACAAAGCGGTACAACTTCCGTCGCCTACAACACCTCTTCCGATTACCGCCTGAAAGAAGACATCCAGCCCATGACTGGTGCGCTGGCAAAAGTCGCTGCGCTCAAGCCTTGCACCTACAAGTGGAAAGTAGATGGCTCTGATGGCGAGGGCTTTATTGCTCACGAACTGCAAGCTGTTGTTCCACAGTGCGTAACTGGTGAAAAAGACGCCGTGGACGCCGAAGGCAAGCCGGTTTACCAAGGCATCGACACCAGTTTCTTGGTTGCTACCCTCACAGCAGCCATCCAAGAACAGCAAGCCATCATTGAACAACTCAAGGCACGTTTGGATGCCGCTAACCTGTAAAGGAAAAATCATGACTGCAACTATTACTTGGACCGTAACTCAAATGGATTGCTACCCGCAGGCCGACAATGAAACCGATGTGGTGTTTACTGTTCACTGGACATGCTCCGGCGTACAAGACGCCTACACGGGCTCGGTGTATGCCACTACTAGCGTTCCGCTGACTGGTGAAGGAACTTTTACCCCTTACAGCCAACTTACCCAAGAGCAAGTGTTGGGCTGGATTTGGGCTAACGGCGTTGATCAAGCCGCCACAGAAGCCGCTGTGCAGCAGCAGATTGACAACCAGATCAACCCGCCCGTGGTGACTCCTCCCCTGCCTTGGGCAGCTTGATGCGTGACTGGACCGAGGCCTTCGTTGCCGCCTTGCTGGTGGTCGGCGTTGTGATTTGGTCCGTCCGCATTTTCATGGAGCTGGTATGGACGACCTGAGAATGTTCAGAGCGCAGGCCCGCGCCGAGCTGGCCCGCCTGGAGGCACAAAGCACCGCCAAGGAGGTCGCCGGAAAAGCGATCGGCAAGCACGGCTTGGCCTACATCACGGCCATCGTTGTGGTTGGCGTTGGCGCCAGCCTGGCCCTCGAAGAATCCAAGATTGCCGCTGTGATTGGCCTGGTTTCGGCCGCGCTCACGGCGCTGATTTCCATGCTAAACGGCATCGCTGGGGCAAATCCGAAACAGGAAAAGCCCGAGTTCGAGGTCATGCGTCAACTGATCGACAAACTCGATCGCCTGGATCGCAAGGAGCCGCCCATGTCGGTCACCGTCAAAGGCGGCCGCGTCACGGTGACCAAGGGCGAGGACAAGGTGACCACCCATGGCTGATTTTCTGCCGGCCTTCGAGGCCATGATCCAGGACGAGGGCGGCTACGTGCTGCACAACGTCCAGGGCGACCGTGGCGGCCAGACCTACGCGGGTATTGCCAGGAACTTCAACCCGGACTGGGAAGGTTGGGAGTACGTTGACCGGCGCGAAACGCCGCCAACGCCTTTGGTGCGCAACTGGTACCACACGAACTACTGGTCCCCGATTTGCGGCGACCAGATCACCAGCCAGGCAACCGCGTCCTCGATCTTCAACTTTGCGGTCAACTCCAGCGCGCCAAAGCGGCCCACCGTGGCCATCAAGCTCGCTCAGCTGGTGGTGGGCGCAACGCCGGACGGAAGCATTGGACCGGCCACCGTTCAGGCCATCAACGCCTGCGATCCGGACAAGTTCATCATGGCTTACGCCCTGGCCAAGATCGCCCGGTATCGGGATATCGTGACCCGCGACAAAAACCAGGCCAAGTTCCTGCTTGGCTGGATCAACCGCACATTGAAGGACGTCACATGAACATCCTGGGCATCGGCAGCGTGATCGAGTCGGTCGGCAAGGTGGCCGGCGACCTGATCACCACGGACAAAGAGCGCATGCAGCTCGAGCTGGAGGGCCGCAAGCTCGACCAGGCCATCGACCAGTCGCAGATCGAGGTCAACAAGGTGGAGGCGGCCAGCTCCAGCGTTTTTGTCGCCGGCTGGCGCCCCGCAATCGGCTGGATTGGCGCTGCGGCCCTGGCCTACCAGTTCCTGCTCTACCCGATGGCCCTGTGGGGCTGGACCTACCTGCAGGGCACCGGCTGGATTCCCAAGGAGCTCGCTCCCCCGCCTGTCCTGGACGCGGACAAGCTGTGGGTGATCCTGTCGGGCATCCTGGGCATTGCAGGCCTTCGCTCGGCCGAGAAATTCAAGGGTGTGGCCCGATGATGCCGGTTTGCCCTGGGCCGGCGGCCAACCTATAATTCCGCAACACAGCGCCGGCTGTACCAGCGGCTTCAAACCACACTGGAGTCCCCATGTACACGATGACGTACAGCAGCCTGCTAGAGGATCTTCGCCGATACCTTGAGCGGGGTTTTACAGCCGAAAGCGACCAGCTCGTCTACGAGCAACTGCCGCGCCTGATCACCCTGGGCGAGCGCCGCATTTCGCGCGAACTCAAGATTCAAGGCTTCATCCGGGCCGTCACCACCCCCCTGCAAACCGGCGTTGCCACCTACCGCAAGCCCGACCGCTGGCGCGACACGGTGAGCATGACCGTCGATGGCGCGCCGATCTTTGCGCGCGCCTACGAGTACTGCCGCAACTACTGGCCAGACGAGGCCCAGACCGGTGCACCGCAGTTCTACGCCGACTACGATTACAACCACTGGCTGATCACACCGACGCCCAACGCAAACAGCACGCTCGAGGTGATGTACTACGAGCAGCCGCGATTCTTGGGCGAGGACTTCCAGACCAACTGGCTGACCGAGTACGCACCTGACCTGCTGCTGTACGCCTCCTTGCTGGAGGCCACTCCGTTCCTGAAAAATGACCAGCGAATCGGCACGTGGCAGCAGCTCTACGACCGCGCGGCCCAGGCGCTCAACGGCGAGGACCTCAAGAAAATCATGGACCGCAGCGCCCAAAGGACTGAAGCATGACCACCTACACCGACGTTTTTGGCGGGGCAAACATCTACCCCAGCGAGATCGACTACAGCGCCGTTGCGCTGTTGGCCGACATTACGCTGAGCTGGCCGGACGAAACATCCACGAGCCAGAACCTGGCCACCAAGATCATGGACGTCACTGCGGCGTCCGCTGGCCTGGCCATCACCTTGCCAGATGCTGACAAAACCGGAACCGGACAAACCATCCTGTTCAACAACAAGGGCGCCAACACCTTCACGGTCAAGCGCGCTGACGGCGTTCAGGTGGTCACAATCGCTTCGGGCGAGCTGTGGCAGATTTACCTGACCAACAACAGCACGGCCGCTGGCGTTTGGGTTTCGCTGCAGTACGGCGTCGGCATTTCCCAGGTCAACGCTTCGTCGCTGGCCGGCAACGGCATTGTGGCCACGGGCACGCTGCTGGCGCAGTCGGTGCCTGTCTCCGAGTTCAACAGCAACTACACGGCCGGCGCCCAGGACCGGGCGCGCATGTTTGTGTGGACCGGCGCTGGTGGCACGCTGACGCTTCCCGCGCCGACGGTCGTTGGCAACAACTGGTTCTGCTACCTGCGCAACTCCGGCTCTGGCGCCATTGTGGCGGACCCAACCGGTACCGTGACGATCGACGGCGGCCCAACGCTGTCCTTCCAGCCTGGCGAATCGGCCATCATCGTGTCCGACGGTGCCAACTACTACACGATCGGTTTTGGCCAGTCCGCCACATTCGCTTTCGACTACACATCGATCAACGTGGCCGGCTCGGGCAACTACACGCTGACCGGCACCGAGCTCAATCGCATCGCCTACGGCTTCACCGGTGTTCTGACCGGCAATCGCACGATCATCGTGCCGGCCACGGTGCAGCAGTACTGGGTCAACAACGAGACGACCGGGCCGTACAACTTCACGGTCAAGACCGCTGCTGGCTCTGGCGTCCTGGTGGCGTCCGGCTCGCGCTCGATCCTGTACTGCGACGGCACCGATGTGGTCAATGCTGACACCGGCGGCCTGGCTGTGCCCATTCAGGTTTCGGACGGCGGTACCGGCGCAACAACCGCTGGTGCGGCTCGCATCAATTTGGGAGCAACCGCCCTGGGTGACGCCTTGTTTACGGCGGTCGACGGCCCATCGGCCTACGCCGATCTGGGTATCGCGCCTTCTGGCGTCGTAGTGGGCGGGACCTTCTGATGCCAACGCAAATCCTGCGCTCTCAGCCGGGCATCAAGCGCGACGGCACCAAGTTCGACGGTGAGTTCTACACCGACGGCCAATGGGTGCGGTTTCAGCGCGGACTGCCTCGCAAGATCGGCGGGTACCGCTCGATTTCCAAGTACTTGACGGAGATTTCACGCGGCTTCATGAGCTTCACGCAGCAACTGTTGCAGTATTGCCACAGCGGCGGCCCGAGCACGCTTGAGCGTTTCACGATCGACGCCAGCAAAAACGCCAGCCTGATTTCTGACCGAACCCCCGTGGCCGTGGCCGCAACGGGCACCGTGACGCTCACCGGCGGCGCGGCGGGCTCTGTGGACGGCATCACGGTCAACGGCGTGCAGATCATGTCCGGCGGCGTGGCGTTCACCACGGACCTGGCCACCACAGCGGCGGCCGTGGCCACCAACATCAACCTGCACGTGTCGATCCCGAATTACTCGGCTGTGGCCGTTGGTCCGGTGATCACCATCACCGCCTCGACCGCTGGTGTTGCCACAAACGGCTACGCTGTGGCTGCAACCACAACGACCATCACGGCCAGCAGCACCAACATGGTGGGCGGCTCGGACGCGCTGGTTGCATCGGACGCCAACCGCTGGATGTTCCAGGCGGTCTACGATTCCTCCACCGACTACAACGCGCTGCTCGCCCACGTTGCCCCCAACGGCCGGTGCCTGTGCAACGATGTGGGCGGCCAGATTTTCTACGGCGACCTGCTGGGCACGGCGCCTTTGAAAAGCGTGAAGCTCCCCGCTGGTGCCAACGTCACCGGCGGCATCGTGGCGCTGCACCCGTACCTGTTCTACTACGGCACGGCCGGCATCATCGGCTGGTCCGTGGCTGGCCAACCCACCGACCTGACCGGCTCTGGCTCTGGTATTGCCCGGGTGTGGAGCCAGAAGATCGTCAAGGGCATGCCCCTGCGCGCAGGCTCCGGCTCGGCGCCGGCTGGAATCTTCTGGGCCTATGACGCGGTGATTCGTGCCACCTTCACCGGTGGCTCCACGGTGTTCCAGTTCGACACGATCGCCACCGACACCTCGATCGTTTCGGCTGATTCGGTCGTGGATTACGACGGGGTGTTTTTCTGGGCTGGCGTGGACCGGTTCTTCATGTTCAACGGTGTGGTGCGCGATGTGCCCAACCAGCTCAACATCAACTACTTTCTCGACGGCCTGAACCCGCAGCAGCACAGCAAGGTGTTTGCCTTCAAGGTGCCGCGCTTCGGCGAAATCTGGTGGTGCTACCCGAGAGGCGACGCCACGGAATGCACGCACGCGGTGATCTACAACGTGCGCGAAAACACCTGGTACGACACAGCGCTGCCCGCAACCGGCCGATCTGCCGGCGGCTACAACAACGCCTTCATGGCGCCCATCCTGGTCGACGCTGTGCCCACCGCCAGCGGGTACCGAACCTGGGTGCATGAACAGGGCGTGGACATGATCGACGGCACGCTGGCCGAGCCCGTACAGAGCTATTTCGAGACCGCCGACCTGTCGCCGGTTGCCCAGGGCAACAACGAGTACCTGCGAATCTCGATCATCGAGCCGGACTTTGTGCAAAACGGCCCCATGACCGTGCAGGTCACCGGCCGGGCCAACGCCCGCGCGCCCGAGGTGTACAGCTCGATCTTCACCTTCCCGGACCCCGCAAACGTGAGCCAACCGTTCGAGCAGATCGTCATGCTCAAAGAGCAGCGCCGCGAGCTGCGGCTGCGCTTCGAATCGAACGCGCTGTACGGCGACTACCAGATGGGCCAGATCATCGGTCACCTTGAGACCGGGGACAAGACGGTGCTGGGATGATCATCACGCGACCGACCGGAATGGAGCTGCTCGACTGGGCGTCCCAGATCATCATCGATCTGGACGCCTACGGCTCGTTTGGCCGGTTGGACGACCCGAATCGCTGGCAAGACTGGGGCGTGCAGTTCCTCAACAACAGCTCGATCGGCCGAAACTTGCCGATGCCTTACGGCTTCACGGACTGGCGCGAATGGGCCGAGCGCCTGGTGGGATCGCTGTCATGAAGTACATCGGCACGCAACGCGAGCAAGAGGCGATCGCCTGGGCCAAGGAGGTGCTTGGAATTGAGCACCCGATCGGTTTTTGCCGCGCTTTGTCTGCCGTGGATTCTGACGGTGAATTTGTGTTTGTGGTTGTGCTCTCGAATTTCACGGACACAAACGTGGACATGCACACCGCAGCCAGGCCAGGTGCCCAGTGGGCCACGCCACGCGCCATCGTTGAGATGTTCAACGGCATTTTTGGCTTTGCGTTCGACCACTACATGGTGCAGCGCGTGACCGGCCTGGTGCGCGCCAAGAACACGGCGGCGCGTCGGTTTGACGAGCACGTGGGATTTCAGCTCGAAGGCGTCATGCGTCGGGCTTTCAAGGACGACGATCTTTGCGTTTACGGTTTCTTGCGCGAGGATTACATTTCACACAGATGGAACCGGAGTAAATGATGGACAAACAGACGATCATGGCGATGGCCGCCAACAACCCACAAGTGGCCCAGGCGGCGGACGTCATCGAGGCGCGCATTTCCAACATGCCGGGCATCACCGAACAGATGATTGACGAGCTGGTCGCCACGCTGGAGTACGTGCTGCAGAACCCGCAAAAGTACCCCGAGGTGCGCCAGGCTGCGATCGCGGCCGGTTTTGGCTCCGAGCAGGATTTCCCTGCCGAGTTTGACCCCGTCCTCCTGGTGTCCATGCTGGTCGCGCTCTACGAGGTGCAGGCCCGCTACAAGAGCGGTCAGTCCCAGGCTTTTGCCCGAGGGGGCTTGGCCCGCGCTGCGCGTGAGGTGGCGGCCGCCGGCCGAGGTGGCGACACCATGCTGGCTCACATCAACCCGCGTGAGGCCTCGGTCCTGGCGCGCATGGGCGGCGCCGGCACGGTCAACCCGACCACCGGACTGGTGGAGTTCAAGGGGGGCATCGGCAAACTGATCGCTGCCGTGGCGCCGGTGGTGCTGTCGATCGTTGCGCCTGGCATCGGGACCGCAATCGGTACCGCGCTGGGTGCCTCTGGCGTTGGAGCGGCCGCCCTGGGTGGCGCCGTGATTGGTGGCGCAAGCTCGGCCCTGTCGGGTGGCAACGCTCTGCAAGGCGCGTTGGGCGGCGCTTTGGGCGCTGGTGGCGCTTCCGCGCTGGGTGGCGCTGCGAGCAACGCTCTAGGCACAACCCTTGGCGAAACTGGCAAGACCGTCCTGGGCAGCACGCTGGCCGGCGCGGCACAGGGCGCACTCAGCGGCCAGGGTGCAGGCGCTGGGGCATTGCAGGGCGCGCTGGGCGGCTACGCTGGCAGCACGCTCTCAAACGCTGCAAGCGGCGTTGGTGGCGGCCTTGGTGCTGGCCTGCAAGCCGCCAGCCGCCAGGTCGGCAACGCGCTGACGATGGGCGCCACGCCGAAAGAGGCGCTGGCCCAAGGTGCGCTGACCGGCCTGGCGGCTGGCCTGACCGCTCCTGCGGCCAAGTCGCCCTACGACCTGACACCTTCCGACACCGGCGGCCTGGGCCTGAAATCACCGTCCGACATTGCCGTCGAAGGCCTCAAGGCCCCGGCGCTCAACACCGCCAGCGTCCCCGAAATGGGCCTGGGCCAGGACTACAGCCTGACCGGTGGCCAGACGCCGACCTTTAAAGGTCCCGAGACCATGGCCGTCGATTACTCGCTCACGGCACCGACGGCCCAGACGGCCAGCGCGCAGCCTGAGCTGGGCACCGGCATCCAGACCTCGCCGCTCAATGCGATTGCGGCCCAGACGGCGGCCACCACGCCTGGCGTCAAGGGCACCATCGACAACGCGCCAGCCAACAAGGGTTTCAGCCTTGGCACCGCAGCCAACATGCTGCCGCTGCTCTCGCTGTTCAGCGCCGCCCAGACGCCCGAGCAGGTGCAGCAGGTGGTCGCCGGCATGACGCCCGAGCAACAGGAGTACTTCAACCGTCCAATGCGCACCTGGAACTGGGACACGCTGTCCGCAGCGGCCAAGATTCAGGGCCTGCCGATCGGCAGCTACATCGCCCGCAACTGGGACAAGGTCGGCGGCGGCATGTACGACAACCCGGAGGCCACAGACACCACCGCCGTGGCCAAGGCTCGCGGCGGCGTGCTCACGCGCCTGGCGCAAGGCGGCGGCTCTGGCCGTGACGACACGATTTCTGCCCGCCTGTCGGACGGCGAATACGTGATGGACGCTGAAACCGTCTCGCTTTTGGGCGACGGCTCGACCAGTGAAGGGGCTCGCCGTCTGGACCAGATGCGGGCTAAAATTCGCCAACACAAAGGCAAATCGATGGCCCGGGGCAAGTTCAGCGCGAACGCCAAATCGCCGTTGGCATACTTGAAAGAGAGCGCATAACATGGCCGGTTTGTTTCAGGGCGATCCCCAAAAAGCCACCTCCTACGTCACCAGCACCACTGAAACGCCCAAGTGGCTGCAGGACGCGATCTACAACCAGATTTACCAGGCCACCAACGTGGCCAACACGCCGTTCACACCTTACGGCGGCACACTGGTTGCAGGCGCAACGCCCCAGCAAAAGCAAGCCTGGGAGGCCGTGACGACCAACCAGGGCGCCTGGCAGCCCGAGTTCCAGCAGGCGCAGACAGGCCTGACGGCGCTCAGCACGGCTCCTGGTGGTGCAGCAGCAGCTCAGCCGTTCATCCAGCAAGCGGTTGGAACCAGTGGTGTTTCCGCCGCTCAGCCATACTTGTCTCAGCAGGCGGCCGCACTTGGCGGCGTTGACACCGGTGCTGGCGCGCGTACGCTTTCACCGTATGTGCAAGAAAGCCTGGGCACCAGTGGCCTGAGTGCTGCTCAGCCGTATTTGCAAGCGGCTGGTCAATCCACGGCCGGCACGGTTCAGGACTTTATGAGCCCTTACACCGAGGGTGTGACCAACCGAATCGCGCAGCTTGGCGCTCGCAATCTTTCAGAAAACTTACTGCCTGCCGTGTCCGATGCGTTCATTCGAGCCGGCCAGTTTGGCGGTACGCGCATGGGCGAGTTTGGCAGCCGCGCTTTGCGTGACACGCAAGAGTCGATTCTTGGTCAGCAGTCGCAGGCTTTGCAGACTGGCTATGGCCAGGCCTTGTCCGCAGCTCAGCAGGAAGCCGCGCGCCAGGCCGGCCTGGCATCCACGGCTGGCGGTCTTGGCACCGCTCAGCAGCAAGCAATCTTGGCTGGCGGGCAGGCACTCACATCGGCTCAGCAACAGGCCGCGCAGCAGGAAATGGCGCGCGCTCAAGCCTTGGGCACTGTGGGCACGCAGCTTGGCGGCCTCACACAGCAACAGCAACAAGCATTGCTGAGCGCTGGATCACAGACCGGTCAGCTCACCGCCGCCGACCTGCAGCGCCAGCAATCGGTGCTCCAGCAGATGGCCACGCAGGCCCAGCAAGGCCAGCAGATGCGCACCCAGGACGTTGCTGCCCTGGAGGCCGCTGGTTTGTCTCAGCAACAGCTTGCACAGAAGCAGGCCGACGCCGCGTACCAGCAGTACCTTACGGAGCTGCAATACCCCAAGACGCAGCTCGACTGGCTGTCCACGCAAGTTCGCGGCATGGCGCCCAACGTGCAAACATCGCAGACGCAGAGCGGCACAACCACCGGCGCGACCTACTCGGCATCGCCGCTGCAACAGTTGGCCACGGGTTTGTCGGCAACAGCGGGCCTCAACAAGCTGCTGGGCTCTTAATTTTTGGAGGCACACATGCCATCGATCTACGACCTGGCCTCGAACTACGACCTTGGCGGCGAGCCTGGCATTCGCCTGCCTGTTGCCGAGGCCCCGATCGTTGCCGCCGCACCGGTTGCGGCCGCACCGGTTGCGATGCCGTCCGCCATTCCTGCCCAGGAAGGCGCAAACCCGCAGCTGCTGTCGCTGCTTGGTCGGTATTTCCCGCAGGGCGACGAATACGGTCCCGAGCTGAAAGCCGCCCGCGAGACCATGACACGCGAGTCCGAGGCGTTCAACAAACTGCTCCAGGACGCCATGAAGCAGCAGGGCGACACCGGCCCCAGCAAGGCCGAGATGTACTTCCGCCTGGCCGCCGCGTTTGGTGCACCGACCAAGACCGGCAATTTCATGGAATCGCTGGGCAAGGCCGGCGAGGCCGCTGCCACCATGAACAAGGAGCAGCGCGAGGCCACTTTGGCCGAACGCAACCGCCAGTTGCAGCTTGGCCTGGAGGCTCAGAAACTGCGCATGACCGGTGCCAAAGAGGATGTGGCAACCCTGCGCCAGCTCGCATCCGAGGGCATGAAGGACAAGCGCACGATTGCCGCCGAGCTGATCAAGGATTACGTAAAGTCTGGCCAGCCCCAGTCCACCGCCGGCAAGCAGGCGCAAGACGAGGGTTTGCAGCCTGGCACTCCCGAGTTCCAGAAGCGCGTCAGCCAGATTGCCGAGGCCAACATCGACCGCCAGATGGCGCAGGTCAACGCGACGCTGGCCAATATGTCGGTGGCCCAGGCCAACCTGGCGCTCAACCAGCAGAAGTTCCAGAACGTGCAGGCCCAACAGGCCAAGCTGACCGGTCCGGAGGTCAAGCTCAAGACCGAAACAGAGGATTCGCTGAGCACGCTCAAGGGCTCCATGGGAGTTTTGAAGCGCGCCTTCGACCTCAACAAAAACAGCATGTCCGGCTCCCTGGTGGACAAGGCCTCGCGCGCTGTCCTCGAAGCAGCCGGCTCCAAGGACCCGGTGCTGCTCAACACGCAAGAGCTGGAAAACCTGCTGACGGACCAGATGATCACCTCGGCTTCCGAAAAAATGAAGGGCGTGCTGTCCGATTCGGACATCAAGTTGCTGTCTGCGGTGTCTGGCGCCAAATCCAAAAACCAGGAAGAGCGCCGCCGCATCATGCTCAACGCATACGGCGCCCTGCAGCGCGGCTTCGAGAAGCAGCAAAAGCGCCTCAACGAGATCAACCAGGGCCTGTACCGCGAAACCACCCCGGCAGGAGGGCTTGAATAATGGCTGACGGCACCATCAACGCAGCCCGGGCCTTCCTGGGCCAGGGCCTGGGCATGGGCTGGGGCGACGAGGCCGAGGCCTGGCTGCGCTCCAAGCTCGGCGGCCAGCCCTACGAGCAGGCACTCCAGCAGATTCGCCAGGAGTACGCCCAGTTTGCCCGCGAGAACCCGGCCACGGCCATGGGCGCGGAGTTTGCCGGCGGCATGGCCCCGGCCATCGGCATGATGTTTGTGCCTGGCGCGCAGCCTGCCGCTGCCGCTCAGATGCAGCGCACCACCCTAGGCACCCTGGGCCGTCTTGCGGCCCTTGGCGGGGCCACAGGCGCCGTTTCCGGGGCTGGTTCAGCCACCGAAGGGGAGCGGGGCACCGGCGCCATCGTTGGCGGCACCCTGGGCACCGTGATTGGTGGCGGCGCCCCTGTGGTGCTTCGTGGCGCCAAGGGCGCTGGCCAATGGCTGCGCGAGCGCCTGGCCCCCACCGAGGCCGTGATTTCGCAGCGCGCCGGTCAGAAAATGACCCGGGCCATGCGCGAATCCGACCTGACACCCCAGCAGATCGAGCAGATGATGGCCAAGGACCGTGCCCTGGGCGTGCCCAGCACCTTGGCCAACGTGGACGCCGCCATGGCCGACCTGGCCGAGGCTGTGGCCCAGCGCACCGGCAAGGGCACCCGCAAGGTCGAAAAGACCATCCGGCAACAGCAGACCGGCGCGCGTGAGCGCACCTACCAGCAGGTTCAAAAGGGCCTGCAGCCGGGCGACTACTACTCCGACGAGGCCAACCTTGTCAGCCAGCTTCGCAAGAAGGCCAACACGGTCTACGACGAGGCCTATGCCTGGGGTGATGTGGACGACCCGCGCATTGTCGAGGCGCTCAAGAACCCGCAGTTCCAGCAGTTTTTCCAGAAGGCTCGTGGGATCGCCGACACCGAGGCCATGGCCGCCAAGCTGCGCGGCGAGGACCCGTCCAAGTACGCGCTGCCCGAGATTTACAAGCCGACGGGCAAGTTCACCGATTCCGGCGCCGAAATCCTGGAGCTGACCAAGCTGCCCGACGTTCGAACGCTGGACTACATCAAGCGCGGCATCGACGCCACGATCGAGTCCGGTTTTGCCGGCAAAGGCCTGTCCAAGACCGAGGCAAGCGCCCTGCGTGACCTGCGCAAGGTGTTTGTGAACGCCATCGACGAAGCCACCGGCGGCGAGCAGTCCGCCTACCGCAACGCTCGCAAGGCCTACGCTGGCGACATGGAGGTGATCGACGCCATGCGCGCCGGCATGACCGACTTTGGCAAGCTCGACCACGAGCAGGTGATCAAGCTGGTGTCGGAGATGGGCAACGCCGAGAAGGAGGCCTTCCGCACCGGTGTGGCCCGCAGCCTGTACGGCCAGATCATGGACACCGCCCAGAACCGAAACGCGGCCAACAACATCATCAACTCGCCAGAGACCGCCGCCAAGCTGCAGCCGCTGTTTGACGACCCGGCGCACTTCCGGCTGTTCAAGGCAGCGCTGGAGCGCGAGGCGCAGTTGTTCCAGCAGGCCAACAAAATCCTGGCTGGCTCGCAAACGGCCAAGCGCGGCGCTTTGAAAGAGGCGCTCGAGGAAGAGCCTGGCGTTGGCCAGGCCGTGGTGCAGGGTGCGTTGGGCAACTTCGGCGGCGCGCTGTCGGGGTTGGTCAACCGCTTTGCCAACAGCGCCACGATCACGCCGCAGGTGGCCGACAAGCTGGCCGACATGCTGATGGCCAAGAACCCGTCCGAGGTGGGCGCTGTGGTGAAGTTCCTGGAGGACTATGCCGCCGGCCAGGTGCCCAAGGCCGTCAAGTCCACAGCGGGCGAGCGCGGCGCTGTCATGGGCACCACAACCTCGATCTTCAACCCGCCGGCCGTGGAAGGCGAAACAGGCGGTGGCATCGAGGCCGAAATGCCGAAAATGTCAAATGCGCCCGAAGGCGAAAGCGACCTGGAGCGGGAGTGGCGCAAGATGCAGGCGCCGCAAGAAAACCCGCCTGCCACGCTGGAATGATTGTCTCCTGTTGGAAGTTTGCCCCGCCCTAACCCGGCGGGGTTTTTTCTTCCGGGAGCACAAACCCGACAATCCGGATCTGGTCAAGGATGATGCGCAGGTGATCGGCGGCTGCGCGCTGGCCTTCACGCTCGGCCTGGTCGATCGCCGCCTGGATGACGGCCGGAGACTTTGACCAGTGCAGTCCTGGGCCGAGCAGGACGCGGATGTACGGCCATGGCGTTTCAGTTGCCGACACGGTAAGGGTGGTTCTCTGGCAGCTTGAGCCGACCGCATTTCGGTGTGCGACAAACGCCGCCCTTGCGGCATCCAGGGCATGGGTCGTCCGGATCAATGCTGAACTTTGGAGGGGGTGTCAGCTTGTCCTGCAGCTCCTTGACCCGCTTTTCCAGCGCCTCGTTTTCGGCTGTCAGACGTTCGTTGCGTGCGCGCAACAAACGGTTCTCGTAGTCCAGCTCTGCAACCAGCATGTCCAGCTTCATTTCGTCTTCGCTCATGGCAACTCCTCAAGGGCGCGCAGCAGGTTTTTCAATCGTTCGAGGACCTGTTCGAACAGCGTCTGCTGCTCGCTCATAGG